GGCCGCGTCGATGCTGAAGGGCAGCCGCGCACGGCTGCTGGCGATCGGCAACCCGACGACCGTGTCCGGACCGTATTTCGACGCGTTCCACGACAAATCGGCGATCAACGCGACGACGACGGTCGCTGCGTACAGCCACCCGAACGTGCTCACTGGGCTGGAGGAGCTCGGCATCAGCTGGGAGACGTTCAAGAACGCGCCGGTCGGCACCTACCGGCTGCCGGACAGTTGGGACGACCCGATCCCAGGTGCGGTGTCGCTGGCGGACCTGGACCTCGCGAAGATCGAGCTTATGGGGGTAGGCTCGCCGCTGTGGAACGTCCAGGTGGAGGGGCGATTCCCGTCGGCGGACGACCGGGCGCTCGTGTCGCTGCCGTGGGTGGACGCTGCCCGTGATCTGGGTGACGGTGCCGACCTGCGGGAGGACGGCCGATGGGCGGGTCTGGATGTCGCCCGGTTCGGGTCGGACCGGTCGGTGCTTGTGCGGATGGTCGACGGTGTGGTTGTCGACGTGGACGTGTGGCAGGGCCGCGAGCTGTCTGAGACGGCCGGCAAGGCGGCGGAAGCGATCGGCGACGGGTTCACCGTCAACGTCGACGGGGCCGGCATCGGGGCGGCGATCTCCTCGCACCTGAAGGACGCCGGGTTCAAACCGGGACGCGACTTCCACGAGATCCAGGTAGGTGCGCGTGCGCCGACGCCGGGACGGTTCCCGAAGCTGCGCGACGAGGTGTGGGGCCAGGCGGCCGCACTGCTGCGGGACGGGTCGGTGTCGCTCGCCGGTCTGGCGGAGCACCGGTTCCGCGACCTGCGTGCCGAGCTTACGGCGGTAACATACACTCTCGACCCTGCCGGCCGTGTGAGGATAGAAGGCAAGGACGAGATGAAGAAGCGGGCCGGACGGTCGCCGGATGTGGCGGACGCGTTCAACCTGGCGGTGTGGCGTCAGCCGGTCCGTCGGGCGTCGTGGGAGATGTGACCGGCGCGTTGGCGCGTTCGTGGAGGACGTCGACTTCGGCGAGGATCATGTCGACCAGAAGGTCGGCTGATTCGATGTAGTCGACCGGCGACGTGGTTCCGGCGTCGGCGCCGAGCAGCAGGTCGACCTGGTCGGCTAGCCGGCCGGTGTGGATGTCGGTGGTCTGCTGGTCACAGACGGCACGTGCTATGCGGGTGAGCTGGAAGGCGGTGTCGTCGAATGCGGAGTCGACCGCCTCTAGCCTCTGGTAGTCGTAGTAGACGTGCGCAGGTGCGGTCGGGTCGTAGCCCGGTTTGGAGACGGGGCTGCCGGTAATATGCCACCGGCGCCACATCCAGTCGTTGAGGCGCCCGGCGATAGCCAGGAGCACGTGGACGATCCTGAGGGCGGTACGGGCGGGCAGGTTGGACACGGTGACCTCCAGGTGGTGTACCTGGAACCGTGGGTGCCGACGGGCGGACGGCAACCAACCCGCCGCAGGTTGGCACCCGGTGCCACACGGCCGGACGCCGACACCCTCCCGCAGGCCCGATCTTGCCGTTATAGGCCCAAACTCGCCCGATCTGTCCAGAACTCGGTTTTCGCGGATGCGATAACCGCGTACGCGAAAACCGCACAGTAGTAAGTACTGACCTACACCCAGTACTGACGTACAGAACCTCTTCGGCTACGCCGGAAGTTGTCGACCAGGTGAAGGCAGGCGGGAGGGCTGCCGGACGGGTGTGCGTACGACGGCGGGCACGGTCATCCCTGCCGTTCGCGCGGTCGCTGTCGTGCGCTCCGACGGTTCTAGGTCACATCGACCAGACATCCGGAGAGTTCCGTGTCCCACCTACCATCGGCCCGCACGAAGTCTGCCGCTGACCCTGCTGCCGGTGCTGCTGCTGCGGCCAGCGCTGTAACTGCGGTCAAGTCGCTGGCCGAGACGTTCGCAACCGGGCAGGTGAACTTCGGTCAGGCGGGAGCGCTGCTTGATGCGGGCTGGGGCACCCGCGAGGTGGTCACCGAGGGGTTTCGCCGGGCGCCGCTGGTGTACGCATGCCTCGACAAGATCGCCGGAGACATCGCCACACCGCGGTATTTCGCTGCCCGGGTTATGACCGACGACGGCGACCGGCCGGACGGCAAGACGGCGGAACAGTGGGAGCTTCTGCTGAACCGGCGGGCGAACCCGGAGCTCGGCGCGTGGGAGCTGCGCAAGCGGATGGCGTTGCGGCTCGGGGTGTCCGCGGTCGTCTACGTCGCCGCGCTGCGCAACGAGCCGGGCGACCGAACGTCGGCCCCGAAGGCGCTGCTGCCGCTGCTGTCCGGCCGGGTCGAGCCGGTCTATGCGATCAGCAAGCCGACCGGCCGGTGGGACACCAACGCCCGCGAGCACCGGGTGGAGCTGACGGACGTCCGCAAGCGGTACGCACAGTCGGTCCCGTCCGGCGTGTTCGCCTACGCCCACTATCTGGGTGACGGCACCCGCGCGCACGTCTACGAAGCGGCAGACGTGGCGGTCGCCCGGCTGCCTGACCCCGGGTCGCTGACGTCGGTGTGGGGTCCGGTCCAGGCGGCCTCTGCGGCGGTGAAGACCGGCCGGTATCTCGACACGGCGCTAGCGGCGATCCTCAACAACGACGGGATGGCGACCACAATAGTCTCGCTCGACACGGACAGCGACGAGGACGTCCGCGCGTTCATGGACGAGTACCGCTCCCGGGCGCATGATCCGGAACGGGCGGGCGACCCGATCGGCACGAAGTCCGGCCCGGGTGGTGTGAAGCTGTCCCGCACCGGGTTCAGCCCGTCCGATCTGGACATCACCGGGTCTGCCGACTACCACGACCGGCAGGTATTGAGGGCGTTCCGCCTGTCGCGCGCGCTGCTGGGGGAGACGTCCGGGGAGACGTTCTCCAACGCCGGGGAGGCGGTCCGCCATTACATCGAATGGACGCTCGAGCAGTGGCTTCAGGCGATGTTCGGCGCGTTCGAGATGCTGCTGCCGGACGGGCTGACGGTCGTGTGGGACACGGCCGGAATCCCGGCGCTGCGTGAAGATGAGGACGCGGTCGTCAAGCGAAACATTCCGCTGCTTGAGGCGGGTGCGGTGACCCGGAACGAACTGCGCGTCGCGGTCGGCCGAGATCCGGTCGACGACGACCCGCTGTTCAACGAGTTCCTGGTGAAGCTGCCGGGCCGGTGGGCGACGCTGTCGGACGCGACCCGCCCGCCGACGTTGCCTGCCCGGCTGGCACCGGGTGCCACCGCAGGTGGGGAAGACACCCGGACAGGCGACGACGGCGACGCGTCGAAGTCGGCGCCGGTGACGACCACCAAAGCCGACGGCGGCGACGAACACCCGGACACGGTCGGCCGGCTGATCGGCCCGTTGGAGACTGCCTTGTCCGCACAGCTGGCCGCGTTCTTCAGCCGGGTCGGTCGGCGTGTTTCCGGCCGTGCCCGCGATCTCGGCGACCCGGCGTCGTTCACGCCGGTCGACCTGCTGCGCGCTGGCGAGTTTTCAGACGAGCTTGTTGCCGACGCGACCGGCTGGCTGTACGAGCAGGTGAAAGCCGCTGCGGATGCGGCGGCTGACGCGGTCGGCGTGCCGGTCGACGCAAGCTCGGCGACGTTCCGGGATCTGGCTGCCCGGCAGGCGGCCGACCTGCCGGTGGTGTTGGACACCGTCCGCGACGACATCGCCCGCGTTCTGGCCGACGGGCTCGAGGAAGGCCATTCGGTCGCGAAGATCGCCCGCAACATGGAGGACACGGTCGGAAATCCGGAACGCGCCCGGCGGATCGCTCAGACAGAGACGGTGCGTGCGGTCAACACGTCGGCCTACACGACTTACGGCGCGTCCGGGGTCGTCTCGCAGGTGCGATGGCGCACCGCGGTCGACGATGTGGTGCGCGCCACCCACGCCGCACTTGAGGGGACGGTCGTCACGTACGGCCAGCGGTTCCCGAACGGGCTGCTTCACCCGGGCGACCGGACGGGACCGCCGTCCGAAACTGTCAACTGCCGGTGCCGTCTGCGTGCCGTGCGTGAGAATAGCCAGGAGACGTTGTGAACAACGCGATATATCTTACCAAGCATTACGCCCTTACCAACGTAAAGGCCGACGACGACGACACCGCCGACGGCCCGGACCTGACAGCGTTGGCGGCCATCTACGGCAAAGCCGACCGCGACAACGAGGTGTTCGCCACGGGCGCGTTCGCCGATGCGGAGCTGCCGGTGCCGCTGCTGCGGTCCCACGACCGTGACAACCCGGTCGGCCGGATTACGCTGCTGCGGTCTGAGCCTGTCGGGCTGTATGTAGAGGCGGCGTTCGCTGACGCGACCTCCGGCCGTGAAGCGCGGGCGCTCACCAGAGACGGCGGGTTCCCGTTCCTGTCGGTCGGGGTGCGCTACTACGAATCAGATGCCAGACTTGACGGCGCGGGCCGGACCGTAATCCACCGTGCTGAGCTGCTTGAGGTCTCCGTCGTCACCGTGCCGTCCAACCCGCACGCGTTCGTGCTGACCGCGAAAGCTGACGCCGACGGCCGCGTCCACGTGAAGTCGGAAGGTGGCACGGTCGACGCCGGGAAGCTGGCCGGGCTGATCGCCGACGAGCTGGAAGCGCGGGCTGCTGCCGCCACCGAGACGGCCGCCAAGACTGCCGCCGACGACCTTCCCGCGGAGCTGGCGCCGCTCGACCAGCTGCGGGCTGCGGCCAAGTCGCTCGGCGAGCCGTACACCTCGGCGGTAACCGCGCACGCGGAAGCGCTGCTGGCACGGGGTGCCAATAAGGCGGTAGGGGTTGCGTCCGCGGTGGACGCACCGACGGTCCACACCATCGACGCACACGCAGTGCTTCGAGAGGTGGACGACCTCATCGCGGGGCTCTGACACCGGGCCGCACCGGCCACGGTCCTGACCGCAGGACCTTACCGCGGTGCTGACCGCTAAGCGGCTCACCCACAGCACACAAGCTCAAGGTCCTAGGAGGACCAGATGCCCACAGATACCAAGCGCTGGGACAGCGTCGACAAGGCCGTTGAGGCGGCCAAGTCCGCACGCGACCAGATCGCAGACCTGACCAACCGCACGGAACGCACCGACGAGGACAACGCGGCACTCACCGCAGCAAAGTCCCTCATCGAGGACGCGACCGTGTATGTCGGCGCGGAACGTGCCGGCGAGACCATCGACGCATACGAGCGGGCCGAAAATGGCTTCGACTTCTCTGCGTTCACTGCGGCCGTGACTTCCACCAAGGACGATGAGCCCGGCATCGCTGAGAAGGCTGCTGACGCGGCCGTCGAAGCGTTGAAGTCGTACGACGGCGGCAACAAGATCCTCGTCACCGAGGCGGTGAAGGACCTCAACGTCGTCACCGCAGACTCGGCAGGGGTCTTCACCCGCCCGGAACTGGTCTCCGGCGACCCGACCGGCGCTCGCGATACGCTCGCGGTCGCGGACCTGTTCACCTGGGTGCCTACCGAAGAGAGCTCTGTTGAGTACCCGGTGCTGAAGACGCACACGGACAACTCAGAGTGGCGGGTCGAGTACGACGAGGGCACGACCAGCTTCCCGCGGACCGCTGACAGCGAGTTCAAGTGGGATCTGGAGACGCTGAACCTGAAGGACGTTGCGGCCGGCATCCCGATGTCGCGGCGCGCGTCGCGCACTGAGGCGCTGACCTACGCCAAGCAGCTGCTCTCCTACGACCTGCGCTACAAGGTCGACCGTGGCCTAATCAACGGCGACGGGACGGGCAAGACGATCGTCGGGGTGTCCAACACCGCCGGGGTGACCACGCTCGCGCACGTCGCCGGGCTCAACGAGTTCGACATGATCTCGCTGGGGCTTCAGGTCAACGAAGGCACGGAAGACGAGGCCGACGGCATCGTCCTCCACCCGGAAGACTGGCACAAGATGCGGGTAGCCCGTGAGGGCTACACCACGGTCGATCCGGACGGGACCCCCGACAGCGGCGACGAGTTCGAGCAAGGCTCCGGCTCCTACCTGCTTGGAGGCCCGGCTGCTGGTGGTTCGACCGTCAACATTTGGGGCAAGCGCATCGCACTATCGCGCGCGGTGGCGAAGGGCACCGCAGTCATCGGGCAGTTTTCCGGCCCTGCGTCGCGGGTGTACTTCAACGAAGATATCGCGATCCTCCTCGGCGACCAGTTCGAGGACTACCAGGCTCGCGGCCGGGCGCTGTACCTGTCCGCCCACATCGACGGGGTCGGCCTCGCGGTCGTCAAGCCACGGGCGTTCCACATTGTGGAGATCCGCTCATAAGCTCCCAGCGTCTGATCTGAACAGCCAACGCTGAGGTGAGACCCCCGCCAGGTGCGGGGGTCTTGCTGTGCGCTCCGACGGTCGCCGACAGACGGGAAGGACCCTGATGCCTAAGATGTTCACCGTGCCTGCGCACGTCTACCGCCCGGTGCCGGGCTCGCCGTACCTGCGGGAGCTGGTCGTGCCGGCCGGCACGGTCATGCCGTACGACGTGGCGGTCCGCCGTGGGCTGGTCGACGCCGGCCCACAGCCGGACGACGCGATCGAGAAGACCGCGGTAGTCGCCCCCGACAAGACCAGCGACCTGGAGGCCTTCACACTCCCGCAGCTGCGGGAGCGTGCTACGTCCGCCGGGGTGGATCCGGCCGGGCTGCGGAAAGCCGAGCTGATCTACGCGATCTTTCAGGCGGGTAGCTGATGGCTGACCTGCTGACTGTCGAAACCGTAGAGGCGTACACCGGCGTGACGGTCGACGCCGCTGACCTCGACCGGCTGGAACGCCGGGCGGTCGCACTTGCGGAAGCGGTGACCGGGCTTACGCTGGTCGCCACTGTCCGCACGGAACGTCTGCGTTCCGGCTACGACGGCTGGGTGTATGTGGCCGGACCGGTGACCGCCGCCGCCGACAGCGACGGCGACCCGTTGGACGTGGAGCCGCACCGGATCTTCTTTGGCCGTCCGGGGGAGGCGGAGGTGTCGGTCACCGTCGGCTACACCGCAGGCGACGCGCCCGGACGGCTGCTTCATGCCCTGTCAGCAGGGGTAGCACAGCTGGCCGCCCCGTCCGACGGCGACGACCTGGGCCTGCCGGCCGACGCCGCGTCGGTGACCGTCGGCGACGTGTCCGTCAAGAGGGACACGGTCGTCCGCGCCGCAGACGGCGGGACGCTGCCGGCCGGCTTCGAGATCGCCGCCCCGCTCGGGTCGGAAGCGGCCCGTCTGCTGGCGACGATGCGGCGGGTCCGGCTGTGAAGATGCTGGAAAGCTGGTCCCGCGAACATGCGGGGGAGACGGTCAGGGTGGACCGCTACGGCCGCAAGCTGGCTGCTGCTGCTGCGGAGACGTGCCGCGGCCGGCTGACGCCCGGCAGTACAGACCGGCAGCAGTCCCCGTCGGGGGTGTCGACCGTCGATGCGTCCGCCGTCGTCTACGGCGTGTCTGCGCTCGTGCCGGGCGATGTCATCGTCGACGCGGCCGGCGACCGGTGGAAGGTCGCCGACGCGGTGTGGCGTCAGGCCGGCCGTCTGTCGCACTGGCAGGTGTCGCTTACCCGCGTCCGCGGGCAGGGCTGACCGTGGCCGGCAGACGGTCCGGGCCGGCTCGGCAGGCGGGTCACAAGCGCGCGCAGGTGACCTACACGCTGGAGGACGAGCGGGCGCTGGCGAACTCGCTCGAGCTAAAACAGGTGCTCACCGCAGCCGGCGACGATCTGGCCGACGATATGGACGACACGACCCGCAAGGCGGTCGCCGCCACCCGGGCAGGACGGTTCGGGTTCTCCTCAGACGACATCACGTCCGGCGCTTGGGTCCAGACGGCGAAACGGATGCCAAAGGCGCAGCGCGACCGGGCGTACACGTCCACCGGCAGGCTGGCCGGGTCGTGGGGGTCGCACGTGCGCAAGACCGCAGACGGCTGGGTGCTGATCCTCGGGTCTGGTGCCGGTGCCGGCGGTGAGGTCGAGTACGCCGGCGTGTACCTGTGGGGCTACGACCCGTCCGGCCCGCGTGCCAACTACAGCTGGGGCGGCAACGACGTGTTCGAACAGGTGTTCCAGAAGCAGAGGGTCAGCTACGAGCCGCCATACCAGTAGCCGGACCGGGCGCCGACGGTCGCAGGTATGAACCCTCTTGCTGCGCTCACCGTCTACCTGTCCGGCTTCCCGGAGGTGGCGTCACAGGTCGCGGTCGACCAGGTCACATCCCGGCCGACCCCGCACACGGAACTTCCGCTGCTGGTTGTCGAACCGCTGCCTGGCCGGCCGCGGCAGACGATCCAACAGGGCTACCCGGTGAACGAACCGCGGTTCCGGATCCACTGTATCGCCGGGCAGACGACCGAAACCGAAGTCGACGCCGGAAACCCGGTGGCGCTGGCAGCAGGCCGTCCGGACTTCGACCGGGCGGTCAGGCTGGCTGACGCGGTCCGCCGTGCGCTCGAGCAGGCGCCCGGCCAGACGTCCGAAGGCCTTCGGATCGACCGTGCGGCGATCGAAGCGGAACAGCTGATGGAGGACGACGACACGCACAACGCCCGGCAGGTGTTCCGGGTGGCGCTGTCGGTACGTGAGGTGTGACCGCGCACCGACGGTAGCTGGTGACCTAATCATGGAGCTGATATCGTGGCACAGACTGTCAAGCGCGGCAACCTGACGATCGGCCGGGCCGACCTCTACGTCTCCCCTGCCGGCACGGACGATCCGATCACCATCGACGAAGACCCGGGTGCCGAATGGCGCGGTGCGGGCTACACCGACTCGCCGGCGACGGCGACCATCACCTCAGAGCACGCGGAAGCACGGCCGCAGCAGACGACCGTGACCGTCCGCCGGGTGCGCACGTCGCTGGCAGGCACGGTGACCGTCGCACTGGCGGAACGTTCGCTGGATAACCTGAAGCTCGCACTGTCGGGCACGGCGACGGTCACCGCCACCGAAGCGGCGGTGGACCTGCCGGCGTCCGAACGTCTGGAGCTGGCACACAACGGGCAGCTGGAGGAGATGTCGTTGCTGATCGACGCGCCGCAAGGCGGTCCGGGCAGTTCGCCGCGGCGGGTGTACATGCCGCTGGTGGTGGTCACCTCCGACCTGAAGCTGTCGCAGGACCGCGACGAGTTCGGCAACATCGAAGTGACCTTCGAGATGCTAGACGACGGTGCCGGCTCCCTGTTCACGGTGACGGACAAGACCGGCGACGCACTGCCGCCAGCCTGATGGGGCTCTCTGACGAGCTGACCGCGACGGCGGAGACGGTGACCGTCGGCAGTGTGGAGGTCACGCTGCCGGCGGTCGCGCCGGCAGAGTGCTACTTCCGTGCGCTGGAAGCGAACGCGTTCACGGTCACACCGGTAACCGATGAGGACGGGACGGCCCGCTACGTGCCGATCGTCGACTTCTCGAACGTGCGGGGGATCCTGGCGGCGTTCTGTGACGGCGACCAGCTGGCCGAAGCGTTTGCACAGACCGACATCGACTGGGATGCGGTCAACGACCTGGTGCTCGCCGTGGTCCGCCGGTATCTGTCACCGAAGGTCGCTGATGAGCCGGACCCTACACCGGGGCGATAGCCGCCCCGGTCCTCGACGGTCTCGGTGTCCTGGCGCTGCTCGACCAGCGGCGCGATATGTACGAGCCGGCGTTCCAACGTGAGTACGGGCTCGATCTTGCCGCGACGTTGCGCACAGCACCGATCTCACGGGTGTGTGCGCTGGTGCGGGGCCTGACCCCTGCCGGCAGCAGTCCGGCCGTTGCGGGTGCTGACCGCCAGGCCGCTACGAGGCAGCGGCGTACACCGGCAGCCGGGCCGCTGTTCGACGCCGACGGTCAGGTCACAGGAGACCTCGCCGACGTCGTCACCCACAGGAGGGTCCCATGAGCCTGACGCAGGGTGAGGCGGTCATCCCCGTACGGCCGGACACGTCGAAGTTCGGCCGGCAGCTGGCGGACGGCACGAACTCCGCGTTGCGCAACGCCGAGAAGAAGATGAACAGCCGGCTTACCCGCGGGCTCGGCAGGGTCGAGCGGACCGCCGGCCGTGCCGGTTCGGCGTTCAGCAAGGCGGTTACCTTGCCGATGGTCGGCGCCGGCGCGATGCTGGCGAAGGAGTTCATGGAGCTAGAAACCGGCGCGCGCCGTGCGGTCAACCTGCTGGGCGACGTGTCGCAGGCGGAGAAGGACCGGGCACTCGAGGTCGTCAAGCAACAGACGACGCAG